GACAGATGTGATACCTTTCGTATTAGTATTATTATATCGTTCGAAGAATACACATATACAAACCCCCCCCTTGTTGTCTTATTTGATTTTATTATTCGAATTTAATTTCGAAAACGACTTACACTTAGCAGATTTTGTCTCTGCTATTTTATATTATAGACACCATTTTATGCCCAATACAGTAATTGTGCATTTGTTGGTAAACAAACCCCGCCATATCGCCCGACTTTTAGCATATAATTGTTAATTTCTAGCTTGTTAACTGAACTGAGAGAAGTACTCGAAGCAGTTTTATACAGGATCTATATAGGTAGTTACTGGGATTCCCACCCCAGGTAGATAAAGATGCAATTAGGTTCCGTTGACGGAATTCACACTAAAAGGCCCTCCATGCCTACTAGGCGTTATGAATGAGCTTTTATCCTATCGGAAAAGCGGTGTAAGAAGCCGTTAGTACCAGTCGGGACCTATGGCTCGTAGAAAGTAGGTAGCTTACTGAAATGGACGGCGCCAGCGCCAAACTTTCAAAAATTGTCAGGAACGTAAGAAATTCTGATACCCACAAAGATGCCCGCAAGGGATTCGTTGTGGATTCAGAATCTGTTGAGTCTAGTGTTGTTAGCGTGTCCATTTCAACGCACAAACATGCGCCGTTAAAAGCGCTGTTGATAAACGAGGTCCCCAAAAAGAAACCTCTAAATCCCCCTCGTGGTAGGGATTACTGGGTGAAGAACCCAATAAGTCCCAATAAACACAAGAAAGGATCAGTTAAAGAAGTAGATCAACTTCTAAAAGATAAACTGTCCATTCTTGATGATGGTCAAATTCATTCTCTGCAAAAGAAGAAAGACAAGATTGTCAATAAAAGCCGATCTAAGAAACGTAGTTTCAAGCGGCAGGAATATATACCCCAATGTGGCCAAGACCCAATTGCTATTGGTGGTCTTGGTAGTCCAAATCATCCCGAAACATTTCCAGTGGGTGATTATGAACCTCAAGTAGGAGTTATGTCCCTAGCCCCATCGTTTATACGTAATGCATTCATGCCAACTCAAGGTGAAGCTGCGTTTAACGTTGGTCTCGATGACGATACGCGTCGGATCGTAACTGATCTGACAGCATCATTGTCCAATGTCCCTAAGGCCTTTTCCAATGGGACAAGTATACGTATAGGTCCGTCAGAGGATCTAGTCGGCAGAATAAGTACAGCTGGAGTTGCCATGGATTTCATGGTTCTAGCTGTCGTTGTTTCTACCCTCATGGTTTGGAAACCCAAGAGCGCCGCCGAAAAAGCTGCCATGGTTCTCATGGTTGTTACATATGTCGGAGCACGAGGCCACCTCACCACGATTTTGAACGTTTCGGGATTTATGGACTGGGCAACCAAACCCGTCAATTCCGATACATTTGGTGAAGTTCTTCCAGAGATGTTAGGAGACACCATGAACGATGTGACCACTGTCATATCTGGTTTACTTAGCTCATACATGTGTGTTTCTACTGGAAGAAATATTTTTAAGCCCGCTGAGTTAACAAAGGTTGTCAGCATCTGCGGTCGCATGAAAATGGGTGTCAAGTCTATAACTGACGCCATATCCGTGGTGACAGCGTATGTACACTCCGCCATAGACTCTTGGTATAAGGGTAATCCTTATTTCCTAAAGAGTGGCACTGGCTTCATTGATGAATATTTACTTGAAGCCAAACGCATAATTCTTCTGGACGACGAAAAGAAATTGTTCAATCTGCAGTCTTCAGTAGATAAAGTGAAGGCTGTATATGACGCTGGTGAACACGTGGCCATACGAATACCTGGATCTCAGGAATTCATTCAGTATCGCAATCACGTCAATAACATACAAAATGAGCTATTGAAGATTAAAAGAAAACTCATTGCATCTAATTTCAAGTTTAGCGGGACCCGCCAAGAACCTGTGGCCATCATGTTCAGAGGACCACCTGGTGCAGGAAAATCTCAAGCCATGGTGCACTTATCACATGCTGTCAACGCCGCAACCCTGTCCAAGGAGCAGCTGGAACTTTATGAAGAGTCTCCAGGCACCTTTTCCTTCCCACGGTACATTGAAAACGACCATTGGGATGGTTTCACTTCGCATACCAATGTTTGTCTCATTGACGACATGCTACAAGCGACAGATGCTTCTGGTAACCCCACTTCTGAGGGTATGGAAGCTATTCGGATGATCAACATCTTCGAGAATCAGCTACACATTGCAGCCTTGGAGGGCAAAGGTAACACAGCCTTCCGAGCGAAGTTTGTCATTGCTAACACAAACAAGCGGAACTTCGATTTCGAATCTATTTGTGAACCCGGCGCCTTCCTTAGGCGTTGGGATATTGTCGTTGACGTCATTCCGAAGCCACAGTACTGCATTGACCCCAATGAAGTCCCTTGGCGACGTCGCTTCAATCCGAAAGAACTTCCGATTGTTTCTGAGAAGACTCCTGGTTATGTGGAGAGCAAGCACAAAGAATTCTTGGGTGTCACCATGATAACCCCCGAATGTTGTGATTACTACGTACAAAAATATCTCCCTAATTCAAAATACTTCGTCTCTACAGGTGAAGTCATCTCATTTCCAGACGTCATCCAGAAGACGCTTGAGTGTTATGCGCTTAAGTCTAAATGGAGTGGAGTCTTCAATATGGGACTTGATGCCACATTGGCTAGATACAAGCCCATCTATGATGAGGAATGTCCCAAACCGCTTGTTGAAACAGACATTTACATGGACGACCTTGAGGAACCCGTAAAGGATGAACTCCTCTTTGATTACCAACCAGAAATGGGCGGTTCTCCTTCAAAGCAGGAGGAGCAGATCGGACTACAGTTCTCTCTCTCCGAAAGATTTGAGAAAGAGATGGTTTACATAAAATCCGCCAATTCGTACAACGCTCTGTTTGTCGAATGCTCTATAAGGAAAATGCTCGAATCTTCCTTTTTGTGGGAGCAAGCCATCACGCCTGATGAAGCTTTCACAATAGTGTCTCATGTGCTGCGTGAAAAAGGGATAGACCCAACTGCAGTTCCAATACCGCTCGATTTCGAAGAGTTCGTGGCGGAGATCAAAGAGAGTTTTTCCCGTTCTTTGAGGGAAGCTCAAGAAACTGCTAGGGGCCCATTCTTGGAGAGGCTTTTTGCCAAAACTGATGACTTGCTTAAGTCAATAAAAGCCTTCGAGGCTCCTTCATGGGTGACTCGAATTGGTGAGATTTACAAGTACACGGCAATGTATATAAGCAACTTTGCCCGGAGCTCACTTAAGGCTATGGGCGTCTTCATGGATAGCTTCATATATAATAACCCCGATTCTCCAATCTGGAAAAACGTGTTCAAGATAGTGGCATCAACTGCCGCCTTTGCCGCCGCCATTTCGTTGGTGGTGGTCTTGGTCAAGTTGTTGAAGGCCCATTTCTCTAGTCCACCTGCACCGGAGAGCGACATTAAATCTGGTCGCATTAGGAGGGCTAAAAATGTGAAACCGAGTAGTCTGAAGCCCCATTTACTCCCTGAGGCAATCCCCCATTCGTTCAAAGGGAGTAGTTCCAACCTCTACGATGTGATAAAGTCAGTCCAGAGGAATAATTGCTACGAGCTCTTCTTCCCTCGTGCTGCGTCTCTTGTCAAAATTGATGGTAAGAAGCACGAGCGTGTCGGATATTGTGTTGGTCTTAAAGATCGCATATTGCTATTGCCCAATCACTTCATGTGCGCACTCACTTGTGACCTTGAAGCTGGGGTGATATCATTCACCGACACCGTTATACTTATGAAGACGGGGACTGGAAAAGTGGAAGTTACGATGACTGCTATTCAGTTTGCTCAATCTATGTTGGAGGATAAAACGGAGCTCGAAGACCAAGATCTGGCCCTCCTGAACCTGCCCAAAACTGTGTCGCCTTTTAAAGACATTATGCACTTCATAGCTGAAGACAAACATGTCGCTAGATACACTAAGGTGGAAGGTGCCATTTATATACCATCTGCTAAGGACTCAGAGTTCCACATGGTTAACGCACAAGCCCAGGAAAACCAATCTGTGGGTAAGGAACCCCTTTGGCAACCCTATGTTGTCAAGGAAATATACGCCTACAAGTCTACACTTGTTGAGGGTGATTGTGGTTCGCTATTGTTTGTCAACGATAACACTTCTGGAAGTCCACTCATAGGCATGCATGTGGCCGGTATCAAAGGTACACCTGCCGGCTTTGCTGCCCGTGTAAACAAGGGCATCATTGAGAGAGCCCTCCAAGGGACTAAGATGATAGAAACTGCGCCAGAGAAGATTGAGCTAACACCACCCGAGAACATACTCGGCAATCTCAATGTATTGGGTGTCGCTTTCCCCCAATCAGCCGCGCCCAGATCGACGTCTAAGAGTAAAATCGCCAAATCCCCTATGTATGGTTTGGTTGCTCCCGTTGTTCGGGCACCAGCAAAGCTGGCCCCTTTCACTAGGGATGATGTTCTTTACGAACCAATGGAGATAGCCCTGAAAAGATATTGTCAAGACGATAAACTGTTTGACAAACAAACTCTTGAAGTCGCTTCTGAATCCCTCTTGAACATGTTGGAGAATCGTTCTTCGAACGATGTAGAGAGGAAGGTTCTCACATTCCGTGTTGCCGTAGAAGGCGACGATTCGGGATTATTTGATTCCTTGGCTCGCGGTACTTCGGCTGGTTACCCTTATAACGTTCTACCCGGTGGATCCACTAAGGCTAGGATCTGGGGAACCGATGAGAAATTCGACTTCTCCACTAAGGAGAGTCTAGATCTTCAAGAGGAGATTGCCGACACGATCGAACTCGCAAAGAAGGGCTATCGGTGTAAACATTATTATACAGATCATCTTAAGGATGAACGCCGATCGCTCAAGAAAGTTGAAGCCGGTGAGACGAGGCTCATATCTGCCGCCCCGCTGGCCTTATTGGTTATATTCAGAATGCTCTTTGGTGCTTTCTTTAAATGGCTAATGGCTAATAAAATTGTCAATGGTATGGCCCTTGGTATAAATGAGTATAGCTCAGACTGGGATACAGTTGCTAGGCTGCTCATGCAGTTCGGTCGAGGTGCCAACATAGGCGCCGGAGATTATCGAGGATTCGACATGGCGCATAAAAACCCTGTCGCCTGGGCAATTCTGCAAATCATAAATGATTGGTATGCAGATGGCTATGATATAGCGCGGGAAGTCTTCTGGCTCGAGATTGTTAACTCATTCCATCTCAATATGGGTAGACTCATCGAGTGGAAGTCGCCTTTACCCTCTGGAGCCCCACCAACCCCAACTTTCAATTGTTTGGCAAATCACCTTTACATGCGATATGCCGCATTTAAGGTATTAGGCCTAGATTTTAATTTCAATAAGTATGTGTACCTTATTGTTTTGGGTGACGATCACGTTTTTTCAGTTCACCCGGCCTTCATTGATCGGTTCAATGAGAAATCCGTCCAATCGGAGCTCGCCGTTATTGGCCAAGAGTACACTCCTGAGGACAAATCCGCCGAATTTGGGGATCCTCGCCGTCTTGAAGACGTCACTTTTCTGAAGAGAAAGTGGCTGATGCACAAAAAGAGCGGCAAATATGAAGCCCCGTTGGACATCGACACTATAGTCGATATGATGAATTGGAACAAGAAAGGTCCCAATTCCATAGGAGATACAGAAACTATTATTGCCACCGCATTTGAAGAGTTATGTCTCCACTCAAGGGAGGTGTTTGATTACTGGAAACTGAAGATCGTGACAGCTATCCGCAAAGCAGAAGGAATTAGTCAACCTTCGTGCACAGACTATGATGTCCTGTTCTCTAGGATAAAACAACGACAGAGCGGTTCAACCCGCTTGATAACTTCCTTCCCTGATTACGACGAGATCGATTACAAAAACCCTGGTCCCCAAGTCGATCACGGACGCTTCGAAGGATTAGAAGGTTCACTATTTAGTGATACTCCCAGGATGCCTTACTTACCAGAGATGGCTGGTAGAAATCCAGGGAACCCAGGACCGCCTCGAGGCCTGATACAACCCGAGAGCGTAAAACGTATTGCAACAAATCAAAATACAGAAGCGACTGGCCTTACAGAGCAGAGTGTCTTTGAGACACAGAGGGTTGGACAACAGGCCCTCCAAAATAGTGACACGACTTGTGAAACTCCCGATGCTGATACACCATACACGGAGATAGTGGCTTACAAACCACTTGAAGCTAGTGTGTTGGATCAAGCGCGGACTGGTGTTACTCAAGACGTCAAGTCTTTCTTGGCGAAACCAGTTATTATCACGACTGGTATATTCCAAACTACTGACGCGTATTCTACGTTCTTGTACAGTAGTTCAATACCCCAAGCACTCCTTTATTCTATAGATGTTTGGAAACAAAAAGTCCAAGGCAATTTTGCTTTTAAAGGGACTTTAGTGTTGACTTTGACAGTTAATGCGACTCGTTTCCAACAAGGCAGGTATATCATGGCGTGGTGTCCATCCGCAGGCGGAGAAAACAACACGAAATGGTTTAGAATGCATGCCGCGACCAGAACTCAGGCTACTCAACTCCCCCATGTTGAGTTGGACATCAACTGTGACAGTGAGGCGACCATCAAGATTCCTCATGTTACTTGTCAAGGCTGGGCAGCAGTTGATTTCCCCGGCTCGTCCACTTATGGCAACAACGGTACAGTCTTCATAGCCGCCTATTCTCCTCTTCAGACACCAGCTGGTTCGACTAATTGTGGTTGGACACTTCTTGGCCATTGGGAGGATGTTGAAGTTGCCATGCCCGTCAATCCACAAATGGACCGTGTAGGTGTTCGTGTGAAGAAGAGGGTGAAGCCCTCAGAGATTGAACAAGATTCTCAAGGGTTAGGCCCTTTGTCGGGAGCTTTGGCGCATTTGTCCACATCTGCGTCTTATGCCGCTGGCATCCCGTTTCTTAGTTCTGTAGCAACTCCCGTCTCTTGGGCTACTGATATTTTGGCTAAAGCAGCCAAATCATTTGGTTGGTCACGACCCCACAATGCTGCTGCGACTACTATCATAACGCGTACGATCGTGAATAGGTTCACCAATGCTGACGTTGCCGACCCATCTACCAAACTTGGTGGGATGGACAGCAATGAATTAGAGGATCTTCCCGGATTTGCTGGTACTGATTTAGATGAGATGTCACTGAATTATGTCGCCAGTATATCTGCTTATTATAGCACGTTGAACTGGACAATGTCACAGACGAGTGGGTCGGTGCTTTTGACTCAATCGATGGGCCCTAAGAGCTTTTACAGTACTACAACTGTCAACGGAGCTTTGAATTACCACTTGACTCCTCTTGCGTTCGTCACGAACTTCTTCGGCCTGTACAGAGGTTCGATAAAGATGACCATTAAATTCGTGAAGACAGAATTCCACACGGGCAGACTCATGCTCACTTTTTACCCGAGTGACACTTTTGTAAACGCAGTCGCTCCAGCGCCCAACATGACGACATCTGCTTATTGTCACCGTGAGATTGTTGACATCCGCTATGGCAACGAGTTCACTTTCATCATGCCATTTATGTCACTCACTCCCTATCGATCCACTTATGCGATAGATGACTTTTATGGTATTCTGCAGATCGCTGTCCTCAATGAGTTGGAAGCCCCCAGTGTGGCTCCCAACAACATAAACATGCTACTGGAAGTTTCAGCTGGCCCTGATTTTGAATGGGCCGAGCCTATAGACTTCTCTGGGAATATCAACCAGTTGTATGTCCCTGAGATGGCTAGAAACAAATGTTCCATCACAGATGGGGTGCTTGGAAATGGGGAAATCCAACTCCAATCAACCGCCTCTAGGTTGTGCATTGGTGAGCGCATCATGTCTTTCAGGACACTCGCTCGCCGGTTTACCCAGCTCATCCCTATCAGTGCTCCAACTCTTGCGGCTTACAACAATGTGAGGCCCTTCATGGTGAATATTTCTTACTCTGAGGCCACGACATCTGTTCCAGCTACATATTTCAATGATTATTATACTCTCATTGGGCTGTGCTATGCTATGTCTCGTGGTTCCATGAGGATCAAATTCGTCAATGCAGAAATCAATGCCACATGTTTACCTTATGCCGCCGCAGTTCCTGTAGTTGGTAGCACCTACAATCCTGGCCAGCCCGCGCCATTTTCGTGGTCTGCAACCCCTTCTGACGTTGGTACTTATCCTTATAAGTCGCACCGACCAGCCGGTCTTTTTAGGGCCGACGCCAATGGTGGGGTTGAAATCGAATTTCCAGCGTATAATAGAACGCACTCTTACGCCATGAGTGACGTCATTTTCTCTGCCAGTGTCCTCAATGGCATGAACCCTTCTTGGAAGGGTCCCGTACCTAGAGTTACGGGTTATGTTTATTACTCTACCACACCCACAGTTGCTCCTCTCATATACAGAGCAGTGGGTGAAGACCATTCATTCGGCCTATTTTGCAGTGTCCCTCCTATCATAGGGTACAGCAACATAGCGCCGTCTTAATCCTGTATATGTATATACCCCCAACTTTAAGGAGTTTTATTGGGAGGTTACAAATTCGATGCTCCTACTGCGATCAGCAGTTAAGTCGAAATTTGGCAGTTTAATCACTGTTGTTTTAGTGCTTATGATGGAAGCCTCGTTCACTCAACAAACGCCCGAAAGGTGGGGGTTGTGTGAGCAATAGAGGTGACCTAGGCCTCGGTTAGTTATCCGAACACTTCGTTGTATATATTATTTAAACTATAGAAAAGCTGTTACGGGTCGATAAATGTGCCGTACGCTTGTCCCAGAAATGGGGCAAACGAACATTTTTAC